CTATACTAGCACTCAGGCAACTATTGCATTATTAAGAGAAAACAACACAAAGCTTGTTATTGCTGCAGAAACACTACAAGATACTATTGATCAAATGGAAGCGAACCAAGCTCGAAATGAAGAACTCAATAAAGAGTTATCTTCTGCTCTTCAGAAAGCTGAAGGTAAACTTGACGGACTTCGTAAACGTTTTAGTCAAATTGATATTGTTCGTGAAGCTCAAGCTGAACCAGACAAAATGGCAGAGAGAATCAATCGTGCCGTTGATAGACTTAGAGAGGAATTGATGAATGAAACATCTACTGTGGATAGTTCCAGCAACACTGATTCTGAGTAGTTGCGGTGCTGGGTCTATTGACGAAAAGATCGTAACGCAAACAAAATACACAAAGCAAAATATTCAGATTCAAGAGAGACCTAAACCTGTTGACTTTCCTGATACTGAATGGTTTGTGGTATCAGAAGAAAACTTTGATGAAGCCATGAAGAAAATTGAAGAACATGGCGGATCAGTTACCTTTATGGCTATTACGCCTAAGGGTTATGAAAACCTATCTATCGGAGTCGGCGAACTTCGAAGATATATCCTTCAACAGAAGGAAATTATTGCTTACTATGAAAAAGCAATAGAAGGCCCTACCCCTAAAAAATAATACAATATGTAGTAACATTTTATCTGGTTTCTGTAATAAACGCGGTTTACAGAAACCAGAAAGCAATATATAATACTACCAATTGAGTAATCATAGACAATTTAAAACGTTTCAGAATAGCAATATTCTGAGGGGTCGCCTTATTCGCTTTGCTGCAGGAGAAACAGATGCTATTCGAAGAACAAATTTCCAGAAAACCAAATCACTATCCATGGACTAATGACTTTATTGAGGCCATTTGGAGTGGCTTTTGGACGCCTGAAGAGTTTAATTTTACATCAGACTATTCTAATTTTAAGACCGAAATGAATGCTCAAGAGAGGCAAATTCTAATCCGCACGCTTTCTGCTATTGGCCAGATTGAAGTAGCAGTCAAAACTTTCTGGTCTAATCTAGGTGATAACTTGCCACATCCAGCTCTTCGTGATCTCGGTTATGCGATGGGCAACTCAGAAGTTATTCATAATATGGCATATGAGAAACTCCTAGAAGTTCTACAATTAAATGATATCTTTGAAGAAAACCTAAAAGATCCGGTTGTATCAGGCCGTGTAGAATATTTGCGCAAGTATCTTTCAAAGGTTTACAAAGACGATAAAAAGCAGTATATTTACGCTATTACACTGTTTACACTATTCGTTGAAAATGTATCATTGTTCTCACAGTTCTATATCATTCTTCATATGAATAAGAATAAAGGTATTCTCAAAGATACAGCACAGCAAGTAAAGTATACGCGTAACGAAGAAATGTTGCATGCTCAAGTTGGTATTAAACTTATCAATACAATGCGTCAAGAATACCCAGAGCTTTTTGATGCTGAAATGGAAGAGCGTATTGCTCATGAGTGTGAAGAGTCTATTCGTTGCGAATCAGAAGTAATCCGTTGGATTATGGGCGATTACGAAGAAAAAGGTTTGAACTCAGATATTCTTGTCGAGTTCATTAAAAAACGTATGGTTGAGTCACTAGAGCAAATTGGCTTTAATCATAACATTACGTACGACGAACATCTGATTAAGGAAACCAAGTGGTTTGACGAGGGTTTATACGGAACCAACATGGTTGACTTTTTCAATGGCAGACCAGTAGACTATGCCCGTGGTCAAGGCATCTCAGCAGACGATTTATTTTAAGGAAACATAAATGGCATTTAAATGGCTAAACAATGACTCACGGACATTCCTCAGCCGTGGGTATCTGCAACCAGGCGTCACTCCTGAAGACCGCGTCCGCAAAATCGCTGAAGCGGCTGAAGAAATTCTAGATCAACCTGGCTTTGCCAAAAAGTTTTATGACTATATGAGTATGGGCTTTTATAGCCTATCCTCTCCTGTATGGTCAAACTTTGGTGAAGAAACGGGACTTCCAATTTCGTGTAATGGCGTTTTGGTTGAAGACTCTATTGAAGAGATCCTACAAAAAACAGCAGAAGTAGGTGTACAGACAAAGCTTGGAGCTGGAACATCTGGGTTCTTTGGCAACATTCGACCTCGTGGAAGTCACATTAAAGGAGGAGGAAAGGCTGATGGACCTGTTCATTACCTACGCATGTTTGACGTTGGCACTGACGTTATTTCTCAAGGTACCACTCGCCGTGGGGCTTTTGCTGGTTATCTTAACATTGATCACCCTGATATCATGGAATTCCTAGAGATTCGTGAACCTGGTGCAGAAATTCAAAATATCAGTCTAGGCGTAACTATTCCTGATGAGTGGATGCAATCTATGATTGATGGAGATACTGACAAGCGTAATATTTGGGCAGCTGTGCTTCGTAAACGCAAAGAAACTGGTTATCCATATTTGTTCTTCTCTGATACGATTAATGATAACAAACCTCAGGTTCTTAAAGACAAAAACCTTCCAATTTGGGCATCAAACCTTTGTTCAGAAATTGCACTTCCATCAAGTGTAGAATGGACGTTCGTATGTAACCTATCATCTATGAACCTTGCTACATGGGATAAATGGAAATATACAGACGCTGTAGAAACTCTCACATATTTCCTAGATGCTGTTATGGAAGAATACATTCGTAAGACAGATGGGCTACGTTTCATGGAATCAGCTAACTTGTTCGCGAAGACTTGGAGAGCACTCGGTATTGGTCAGCTTGGTTGGCATACACTTCTACAAAAGAAACGTATCCCGTTTGAGTCATTCCATGCCCTTGAACTTACTGAAGAAATTAGTAAGTTTATTGACGAGAAATCTCTTGAAGCTTCTAAAGAGATGGCAGAGGAATATGGCGTTCCTTCAGGTCTTATGGGATACGGTGTTCGTAACCTTACACGATGCGCTATTGCTCCTACAACATCTTCTAGCTTTATTCTTGGACAAGTATCACCATCGATTGAACCACTTGCATCAAACTATTTTGTAAAAGATCTTGCTAAAGGATCTTTCACTTATAAAAACCCACATCTTATGGCTGTTCTAGAAAGTTATTCTAAGAACAATGATGAAACATGGGATAGTATTTTGATGAAGAAAGGTTCTGTGCAACACTTGGACTTCTTGACTCAGAACGAACGTGATGTGTTTAAAACTTTCTCTGAGATTAGTCCTATTAACGTAGTACAACAAGCCGCTGCAAGACAGACATATATAGATCAGAGCCAGTCTTTGAACTTGATGATTCCGCCTTCAGCTTCTGCTAAAGATGTTAATGCGTTGATTATTGAGGGATGGCGACTGGGTATTAAAACATTCTATTACCAGCGGTCGTCAAATCCTGCACAGGAACTTGTTAGGGATATTATGACCTGCGTCAGTTGTGAGGCATAAATTGAAAATAGCAGAATATATTTGCGAATGTGATTACTGCGACTCGGAAACCCGAGTCGTGGTAATTAACGAAAGAGAAGAACCATTGTTTTGTTCTATGTGTGGGCAAGAATCTAACCATGCTTTTCTTGATGGAGAAGAAGATAGCGATGAGTGAAAATTTTTATATTTTAAATAACTTTCCACAAGAGTTTTTGGATGAAGTAAGAAAATATTGGGATGAGAATCATACTAATATGGAAACGATGGAGTGGGCCGGGGATCGAAAGGTGGCCGGCACTGTTACCAGAAAGAAAATGAAATCATATGATTTACCTGACGATTATCTTGTTAAAAAATTTAAAGAAATTTTTGATTCTCCTTTAGTCAAAGAAGGCTCTTTTGGGTATCTGTATTATGCGGCGGGTTCTGGCCATTTTATTCACCACTACGATATTGGCAGAACGGCAGGCATTAATATGCCTGTTTGCGTGGATTATGACAATAGCGTTTTTTATTCCGGTGATAACGGGGAAGAATTAAATGACTCGGACTGGGATTCTATGTATCGTGGCGAAATGGAATTTGAGTTTAGACCAGAAAATTATAAATTTTATAATATGAGAAAACCTATTCTTTTTAATGCAAAATGCCCACACAATTTTGCTAATTGGGCGAATACAGATAGAGTTTTATTTACATTAAATTTTAGTTCTACAGCTAAAGAGATGAAAGAATTGCTTCCGCAAGAATGGTTTTAAAGTTCCATATATAATACATAATGACACTTTAATGAATTGTTGATGTAACATATGTGGTACTATAATAATGAGGCTTACGAGCCATCTGAAGAAGACTTAAAGGAATGGGTAGGATTTGTGTATGTTATTACCGATAAATCCAATAATAAGATGTACGTTGGAAAGAAGACGTTTTGGTCTAAACGAACATTACCTCCGCTCAAAGGCAAAACCCGTAAAAGAAGAAGTGTTGTCGAATCAGATTGGAAATCCTATTATGGATCCTCTGATCTGGTTAAGCAACTGTTACTTGAGGCCGGCGAACAAAACTTCCATCGTGAAATATTATACTTTTGTAAATCAAAGGGAGAGATGGGATACCTAGAAGCCAAAGAACAATTTGATAGAAATGTATTACTAGATGATAGCTATTACAATGGTATCATTAACTGCAAAATACACCGGTCCCATGTTAAATCTTTAAAATGAAAACTATTAATTTAGATATTACGCATCGGTGTACACTCCAATGCATTAATTGTCAGAGATCAATTTATAAAAAAGTTCCTGGCTATGACATGCCTATTGAAGAATATATAAAGATAGCTGATTATTTTGATGCAATAAGATTTTGTGGAAATATTTCGGATCCAGTATTTAATCCAAATTTCATAGATTTTCTTCGAATAAACTATGAAAGAAATATTAAAACAAAAGTGCATAACGCTGCCACCGGAAAATCGCTAGATTGGTATAAGCGCGCCTTTGCCTCAAATCCGGATGCTTTATGGATTTTTGGTATAGATGGTTTACCAAAGGATAGCCACATATACAGAAAAAACCAAAGGGGTCATGAGCTTTTTGAAGCTATGAAGCTATGTAATAGTATGGGGTTACATACTATTTGGCAACATATTATATTTAGGTATAACGAAAATACTATGGACGAATGCAAACGCATAGCCTTAGAAAATAATATAGAGTTAGTATTCATAAAATCAAATAGATGGCGTAAAGACGATCCACTTAAGCCATTAAATCAGAATAATTACATATGAAGACACTTTATCCAAAATGCTTAGAAGATAATGGAGAGTTCGGCAACACGAGTACAGGGTATTTGTTACCATGTTGTTGGTGGGATCAACCCGATTTATTTGAAAGTGATATAAGAGAATTATTAAAAGATAAATTTAAATTGAGTAATGCAAATTCCGTGGATGATATAGTAAACTCAGATGAATGGTCTTCTTTTTATGATAATTTAAGAAACAACATTGGTCCGGATCATTGCTTTAACATGTGCGGCAAAGCTGGTAAAAATTATGAAATAAAGTGTTTACAACTAAATAGTCCTATGGTATAACAGTTATATCATAAGGAGACACACAATGATTATCATTCACCAAATCAAACTCACTGAAGATCAAATTGTGGCAGGACACACTGGGACGGTAGTTCCTGCTTTTGAAGCAAAAATGAGTGTTCAGTTTCGCGCCGATAACTTTAAGACTGAAAATTTTAAATTCTACACAGAAACAGTCTCGGTAGACACTGATGATCTTGAAGTTGCCTTTGAAGCTACAAACTTGTGGAATATGCCACAGATTACAAAAAAATTCAGTGATGCTGTCTACTCATCTTCAGTAGGTGATATTTTCCAGAAAGGTGATAGATACTTTATGGTTGATACCTTTGGATTTAAAGAGCTTTACTTCTTCGCAGATGAGCTTATCTAAATTATAGGCAGGGTTTACATTCCCTGCCTATTTTAGTATAATGTATAGATTAAACAAAGGAAGTATACAATGATCTTGATTGACTATTCAGGCATCTCTATTGCCCCTATTGCTATGGGTGCAGTAAAGTGGGATGATGAAAACCTTATTCGCCACATGATTTTGAACAGTATTCGCTCATATCGCAAGAAGTTTAAATCATATGGCGACGTAATTATCGTAGGAGATAATGGCGGCAACTGGCGTAAAGACGTCTATCCTGAGTACAAAGGTAAACGAAATAAAACTCGTGATGAGTCTAAAATTGACTGGGATGTGGCATTCAAAAGTATCAACCTAGTCTTAGATGAAATTCGTGGTAACTTTCCATATAAAGTTATTAAACAATATGGTTGCGAAGCGGATGACACTATTGCAGAAATCACAAAGTGGACTCAAGAGTTTGGTAACTATGAGGAAGTTATGATCGTATCTGCTGATAAAGACTTCAAGCAGCTTCAGAAATATGGAAACGTGTCGCAGTATTCGACTATTACTAAAAAGCTGGTAAAGGTTGAAAACCCTCGCTTAGAACTTATGGAGCATATCCTTAAGGGCGATCAAGGTGACGGTGTGCCCAATGTTCTTTCCGATGATAGAGTATTTGTTGAAGAACGGCGTCAAAACGTCCTATCAGCCAAGAAAAAGGCAGCTCTTTTAGAAGACCCTAAATCTTTGGGTGAAGAAGTATATCGCAATTATCTTAGAAATAAAAAGATGATTGATTTAACAGAAGACTCGGCGTGTCCTGAGTCTGTAAAACAAGAAATCATAAATAGTTTTGTAAGCCAAGATCCGTCTGGCAATAGTAAAAAAGTTATGAATTATTTAATTATGAAGCGTTGTAGGCTTCTATTGGAATGTGTGGGAGACTTTATTTAATGGCACTAATGGTATATGAAGTTTTGGAAAAATTTGCCAAAGCTGAAACACGTAATGAAAAGATTAAAATTCTACAAGATAATAATAGTCAGGCGCTGCGTGACATTATTCAAGGTTCGTTAGATCCTCGTATCGTATGGTTGTTGCCTAAGGGCGATGTTCCATATACGGCGTGTGACCCACATAACGCACCTACAACCCTACTAAAGAAACATAAAGACTTCTTATATTGTGCTAAAGGTGGCAAGGGCGATAATATGCCTTCCATTAAGCGTGAAAAGATTTTCCTTGGGATTGTCGAGTCCATTCATCCTAAGGACGCAGAATTGGTGTGCAAAATGATTAACAAAAAGCCGCCAGTAAAAGGTCTAACTGTAAAACTAGCACAGGAGGCATTCCCTGGCTTGCTATAGTTTAGACATTAATTTTAAACCTTAATCAGAAGTGTGTTCGTTTATGCGATCACACTTTTTTTATTTGGAGACAAACTTATGGTTTCAGCAACAATCGACCGCTTAAAGAAAGATTCACGAAATCTCGGATGGGCAGCGGAGAGATATAGAAAACAAGGAAGAACGGATAGAATGTATAAAGTATTAAATAAGAAAGCTTATCTAGACGACCAAATTGCTGAAATAGAAGAAACGCTCCTAATAGCTGCATAGTTATACAATAGCCTCGGTTGCAAAAATAAATGCAATCGGGGCTATTTTTTTATGTACAGCACTAATATTGTAGTGTAGAACTTATATAACATAAGGAGATACACTATGACATTCATGACTTTCAATTCAAACCACGGTGTTCACGCAGCAACAAATTGCCTCGTAGATCTTACCATTCTTGAAACTCTCAACACATTTGTTGTATCGACTGAAAAAACTCAGGATGAATTTCAAACTTGGACCGATGCGGTTAAGTTTGCCGAGTGGAAATTTGGCGTTAAATTTAACCTAAAATAAGGGTGTACAAACCCTTCAAACTCTGTATAATAAAGTTAACAACTTTAAGGTGGGACAGTATACCATGAATATCTTCATTCTTGACAAAAATCCAATTCAAGCAGCACGACTTCAGTGTGACAAACATGTAGTAAAGATGATCGTAGAGTCTGCTCAGATGCTCTCTACTGCACATCGTATGCTAGACGGTGATGTGACTAAGATCCCTTCAAAGTCAGGTAAACGTATGGTAAAGGCATGGACACTTCCAGACGAGCGTGAAGATACCATGTATAAAGCCGTTCATATGGGTCACCCTTGCACAGTATGGACTATGGAGTCTGTAGAAAATTATCGCTGGCACCATGAGCACTTTGTTGCACTATGCGACGAATATGAGTATCGCTATGGTAAGGTTCATGCAACAGATAAACTTCTACGTTATTGGCTACATCAACCACCAAAAAATATTCCAAAGGTATCTATGACTCCATTTAAGCTTGCTATGGGTATTGCTCCAGAATGTATTAACGAAGCAGATCCAGTAGGTTCATACCGTTCATTCTATCAGACAAAGCAAGATAAATTCTCTATGGTTTGGACAAAACGTAAAACGCCAGATTGGTTCGAAAGAAAGGTAGCATAATGAGACTTGATAATCTTACAAAAGACCAAGCAGACATGTGTGATATTATTTGGAATGTTGACACATATGACGAATTTAAGCATTTGTCAAAAGATTGGTCTGAAGAAAAACGTCAAATGGCAGTGACTCTAATGCATATTATGGGTTATGAAGATTTAGAACTAGAGATTGGAAAAATGCAAACATATCCCATTGCTGAAGCTATTATCCAAAAGGTTAAAAATGGAAGTTAATTTTCTTGGTCATAAGCTTTCATCTTTGCAGGAGTCTATTGTATATAATGCAGTAGATTCGGCGCTTGATTTTCTCATGTCTAAAAGACTTAAGAAAACTATGATTATAGATATTCACATCGTCAAGGATTTGATTTATAAGAATATGGTATGGGGTGATGTTGCTCCAGAAGATGAAGACCGATCACCTAAAATATTCGAACTTCGCCTGAACTATTCTGGCATTAAATCATTCGAAAAACTAATGGAGACATTATCACATGAACTCGTTCACCTCACTCAGTTTGCTACTCGTCGTTTGTATTATTTTTCTGATGGTGACACAGCCAGATTTGATGGGCAACGATATTCCCTTGATGATACAAAATACAACGACCGACCTTGGGAAATAGAAGCTTTTTGGCTTGAGTATCAAGTATTTGATCGTATAATGGAAGAGAATAAAAACATTGCCAAATACATCGAAAAGAAAAGTCAAAAAGGCTGGGGATACTCAGCAGAATCAGAGCTTTTTTCAACAAAATCTGATTACGTTGGAGTCGCTTGAATTTGGCAAGGAAGGCACAAAACTTCGTTTAGTTGAATCAGAATCTGGAAAAACACGATATATACAACTGTGGTCTTCCCTATCTAAACAATGGAATACCGCATATCGATATAATATCGAAATAGAATGGCAAAAGTGGAAAAAATTACATGCCCGTATATACGCTAAAGGACCTAAAAAGTCAAGACCAGTGGGACGTGACGTGCAGCTGGGACGAACTACAGACAATGCTAAACGAACAACCAGACGTAAAGCAGGTGCTGTCAGCCCCAAAGATAGTAAGCAGCCGAATGGGAAACAACGATCTAAAAGTACCGGACGGATTCAAGGATCTGCTAAAAAATAAAGTTAAAAAAGGCTCAGGAAAGGGCAACACCGTTAATGTCTAGATCATATTCTTCTAATGCTATTCGCATAGAGCATCTTCCATCATTCAACCCTTTGACTGAAAATCAGAAAAAAGCATATAATGATTGGAAAGATAATAAAAGCCATCTAGTACTTTCTGGTTCTGCCGGTACTGGTAAAACATACATGGGCATTCGCTTTGCTATGGAAGCCGTTCTCGATAAAGAAAGCCCATATGAGCAACTTGTAATTGTACGCTCAATTGTGCCCTCGCGTGATATCGGATTCTTGCCGGGCATGGAAGAAAAGCTTGATCCATACAAGAAGCCATACCAACAGCTTTTGACTGAGATTTTTAATAACAAAGAAGCTTGGTCTAAGCTTGAAGCAACTGGTCGTGTTGTATTTGAACCTACATCATTCTTACGTGGTACATCATATCATAATGCAATTATCCTTGTTGATGAGATGCAGAACCTAAACTTTCATGAGCTTGATACCGTTGCTACCCGTGTAGGTAATAACTGCCGAATGATTATGTCCGGGGATTATTACCAGTCAGACTTCGATAAAGAAGATGAAAAGAATGGTATTCTTACGTTCATGCGCATTGTCGAAGACATGGCCAAGTTCGAGATCACCGAATTTACATGGAAAGATATTGTCCGCTCAGACTTTGTTCGTGACTATATTATGACGAAAGAGATGTTAGGAATTAAGTAATGGATAAAACTCAAATAGGTTTAGATTGGCTACAAAATCAAAGTGAAGATGTATTTTGTGAAAAGACTATTGTTGCAGACAAGGACCATCTTAAAACTCTTCAAAATTTAAGCCGTTCAGAAGAATATCATAGCGGCTTTGCTGTGACTCCAGTGGGATCGTGGAAGATATTTCCTAAGCTTGAAGATCATCCGGATCTATATGAATACCTTGAAAAGAATACGTATCCATATGATCAGCCTATTGGATCTTATTGGATGAAGTGGTATGGACCAGGTCATTTTGCTGGTATGCACCAAGATCAATATGGATCTTATGCACAAAATGATACGACTAATAGTGTCTGGTACGTAACATCTATACTTGTTGACTGCAAAAATATGGTTGGTGGAGAGTTAGTTATTGCTGGAGATACCTCGTTTTTGAATACACATGTTATTGCTGAAAGAATGAAAGTACTGAATATTACTACCCCGGGAAACGGAGCTTGTTGGAATCAATATACACAACATGGTGTTGCCGAAATTTTAGAAGGTGAAAGAGTAACATTGATGATCGCTAAAAAAAGTAATGAACCTAGAGACCCATATCTAATTAAGCAAGAGACAATTCAGGAATAAATTATGGCTAAGTATACGCGTTTTGACCCTCGTAATAGAAAATATGGTCGTAACAAAGATCGATCTTTGAAAAAGGATATTAGGATCAGAGAAGCTGAAGATAATAAAGCTGAGAAATATTATGGCAAGAAAATAGAATGGGTGATTGTAGATGAGACCGAAGATCAGGGTGCTTAGATATATCAGGCGAGTATTGATTGCTACATCAATTTTAGTTAATGTTATTTTAGGAGGTCCTTCTAATCAAACGTTCTCTGCGCGTAACCACGGATGGAAAAAGATTAACAAATATAATTTGGTATGGCTAATCGATTTTTTGGTATTTTGGGACAATGATCATTGTATGATGAGTTGGTTATACTGGAAAACAGGAAAAAATATCCGAAAAGGCGGCGCAAGGTATATACAAAATAAAGCTAAGATGTTATGAAGCATAACAATGTTTTGATATATACGACGCCTAGAACTGGATCTACATTTCTTTTTGACGTTATAAGTGAAATTATATGGAAAGGTAAAGACGAAAGCTTACGTATGACAATACCATTTGGTGGTTATGGAGGCGAGCCATTTTCCGAATGTAAAAATATTGGAAAAACCATAGATGAATGTAATTTTTTGGCCGGCGGATCAAATCCCTTTGTTTTGAAATTAATGCATAACCATTTGCAAAAATTTACGGATGCAGATCTAAGTAAGTTTAAAGCTATGTTAAAGAACAGAAACTTTTTTGTAATTTCTTTGACGCGCGAAGACTTAAAAAATCAAACGCTGAGTTGGTATATTGCTGTTCAAACTAAACAATTTTCAGAACAATCTTATCATCAGATCACCGGAGATTATGAATCTTTTTCCCATCAACTTAATTTTTTGCACGAGAACGTAGAAAATCATAAATCTAATAAATATAATATTCCAATAGACCAAGAAATGGTTTATGAAAAGTTTACAGAATCAGATGAAATTACTATAGATAACGAAACATTTTCTTTAAAAAATATTTTGCCAAATATTAAAATTTTCAGAGCTTTACCAAAATACGAAAAGTTGCAAAATTTGAAAAAAGTTAATTCTTGGTATTCCAAATTAATGAAAGAAAAAAATCAGGAAGTGTTTACAAAACAAAGCTAATGTGATAAAATAAATTCATAATTGATAGGATATAATATGCGAATTTTGACTGATGTAGACGGCGTACTCTTGAATTGGGAATATGCATTCAACGTGTGGATGAAAAGCCACGGTTATGAAGAAGATCTTTCTTTGAGCTCAAGTGAATATGACATGGGTACTCGTTATGGAATTTCTGCCAAGAAAAAGCGTAAGCTAATTAAAATGTTTAATGAGTCGGCTGCAATTGGGTTTCTTCCTCCATTGCGTGATGCTATTCATTACGTGCGTAAACTACATGAGGAACACGGCTATGTGTTTCATGTAATCACGTCCCTTTCACTTGATCGTAATGCACAAATGCTTCGTGAGCAAAATCTAAAGAAATTGTTTGGCGAAACGGTATTTGAAAAGTTTGTCTATTGTGATACGGGAGCTGATAAAGACGAAGCTCTTGAGCCATATATTAACTCATTCGACGTATGGATTGAAGATAAAATTGAGAATGCAGAACTTGGAATCGATTATAATCTAGACTCTATTCTTATTGAACATGGTCACAATATGCACTATGACGGTGTTCCACTCATGAAGAACTGGAAAGAAGTTTACGAATATGTCACAGGAGAATGATTTGCCAATTGTAATTCACTGCATTTGCTGTGAGGAAAAAATGGTAAATGCGAGCTATATGTATCCAGAAGGTAAAGCCGTAGTTCACCCAGAATACGGCACTGTATTCCAGTCTTCTGGGAACTACGGCTCTACAGTATTTGATCCGATGGACGGTTCTATTGCAGAAATTTGTATCTGCAATGACTGTCTTGAAGACAAGAAATGGGCAATGAATATTAAGGCATATAAACCATGAGTATATTTGAAATTCTAAATCTTCGTAGTCAATGGGAAGAATTGGCACGGAATCTAAATACTGATATAGATAGTTCTATCTCAGGTCTTAAATCTTTTATTGAACATAGTTATAAGAGTAACCGATTTAAAGAAGGTTGGGCTGAAGCTATGGAAATTGCTGAACAAATCGTAGAAAACTCAAAATGAAAAAGTTAATTTATCAGGTATATCTTGGAAAGAAATCTAAACTTTATGATCACTGTATTTCAAGTGTAGCAAAGTATGCAAAAAGAATTGGTGCTGAACATATCGTTCAGCGCACGCCGCTTCTTATGATTGCGCCAGATCCATTTACATCAAATCGTAGCAAAGAGTCATACCAAAAGCACGGTGGGTTTCTCCCTATTTACGAAAAGGAAAACGCCTTCGCTTATTTTAAAGGTTATGATCAAATTGCAATTATTGACGCTGACATTTATATCCGAGAAACTGCTCCAGATATTTTCGAAGACTTAGATCAAAAATATGATTTCGGAGCTGTGTTAGAGCGTGATATGCCTATGACTAATCAGTATCAAGCGAAGATAAAAAATTATTCTAACATGCAATATGGAATGAATCCTATTCGCCAGTTGTTTGATTGGAGTAATACTTCCGGAGCTAACTTTTATAATATGGGTATGATGGTTATGAACAAATCATTTGCTACTCATTTAAAAGGTCAAACTCCTATGCAATTCCTACGTAGACCTGAGTTTAAAGCATTCATTGATGGCGTCGGCGCATGGAAGTGGTCTACTGACCAAACTCTTCTCAATGTTTTTGTTAAAGAAAATAAAGTCAAATGTAAAAATATGGATTGGAAGTGGAATGGACTTTATACCGCAAATCCATTTATTAACGAGTGCCATTTTGTACACTTCTTCTTGAAAGATAAGCTTCCAAACCGTGGTGAGAATGTAGAAGATCTTATGAAGAATGTCTAGAACTCTTTTTATACATACGCCAAAGGCAGCTGGAACTACGATAGCAGCGTCGTGCCCGGTCGTTTCGGTTTCTGAGAGATACTTTAGTAAAGATAAGATTAAAGAAGATAGGATGAATCCGAAATCATACTATACTCTTAATTCACCTCAATCATTCATAAAGCATGCACCATATAGTTACCTTGATAAACATCAAATTTCTAGATTTGATAAGGTATTTACCACAGTCAGAAATCCATGGTCTAGGTTGGTTTCCATGTATCATCATGCCGATGCTATATCTCATAGGATCAATAAAACATGGTATTATCAAGATAAAATTTCATGGGACGAATATCTAAATAGGATGGATTCATTTAGAATGAATTCTTCGTATTATTGGAATCATCCATATGACCAATGGGGAATACAACTTGATTGGATATCTGTTGGAAGTAAAGTAAAAGGCGACGTTTTAAGATACGAAAATTTGCAAGAAGATGTTAATGCATATTTTGATAAAAACATTATTTTGAATAAAGAGAATGCTGGTACCTATAATAAAGACTATAGAGAATATTATACAAAAGAACAGCAACAAAGAGTAGCAGAGTGGTTTAGACTTGACATTGAATATTGGGGATTTACATTTGAATCTGGAGCTACTAGAAATTATTGGACAAAATAATGAATAAAATAAAGCATTTTGTGCATATACCAAAAAATGGTGGTTTGACTATCCGATATTCGCCATTTCTTAAAGACAGAATGATTGTGTCTACATCAATGACGCATAAATCGGCTGAATATACGTCTGGCCTATTAGCTAAGATGCAGGAGACTGGTGATCATCCCGGTATTGAACACGCCCGTTGGAGAGATATTAATCCGCAGTTGACCGAAAAATATCAATCATTTGCTATTATTCGTAACCCTTGGGATAGAGTTGTTTCAAGATACTTCTTTGCTAAAAAGGTTATTGAGGTAGAGAAAAAAGAATCATCATCATATGCTGATATTAGTTCATTTGAAGCATTTCTTGAGGAGCGCCATAAATGGGGAAATCAAGAATATATGTGGCATAGAGCTATTCGTGGTTGGTATCCAGCGACGAATCATGTTACTGATGATTTTGGCATTTTAAAATGCGATATGTTATCATTCGAAAATTATAATAATGATGTTTGCGATTATTTTAATTTAAAAGAAATGTCAAGAGCAAGGAATGTTACTGCACTAAACAAAGGTTCTTATAAAGACCTATATAATGGCAGAACAATCCAAATTATAGCTGACTGGTATAAATCTGATATAGATATGTTTGGATACGATTTTGATTCTGGTCCAACTAAAAACACTTGGAGACACACGCGTGAGCTATTTGAAAGAACTATTCGATAAGTATAATTGCGATAAAAGCGCAAAACATAATTATCATGAGGTATATGAATCTCTCTTTGAGCCTTATCAAAATGATCCCATCAACTTCTTAGAAATTGGTGTTTTTAAAGGCGCCTCTACTGCAGCAATTCATGAATATTTTCCTAATGCTACGATTTATGGATTGGATATTTTTGAACGAGTTGATGTAAATGAAATTGATATTCTGAAAGAAGATAGGGTGAACTGGCTTAAAGGCAATTCACTAAATCCATCTATTGCTGATGCTATTGAAGCTAAATGGCCAGGTATTAAATTTGATTTTATCCTTGATGATGGTGCCCATTGGCCAGAAGCAAACCGTAAGACTATGGAAAACATAATTCAGTTTCTTGCAGAAGACGGCATTTATATTATTGAAGATGTGTTTCCTATGTCTATTATGACACAATCGGAACTTAATCTCCCTTGGCTAAAGCAATCTCCAGACAAATATGATATGCTTAAGTATTATGAATTTGAAGATGCTATGAAAAAAACTGGTCTTGCAATTAACCGCTACGATCTTAGAGGAAGTAATGCTCCCGACAGTTATGTTGTGACACTATCATGAGAGCATTTGGAATTACAATGTGGGATCATGAAGGATCCGAAAACGGATTTAAGAGACTTCAGCAAAGTTGGGAATCTTCTAAGCAATCGTTCCCATTAAAAAGATTTACTGCTATTACGTATGATGACAATTTAGATTACATTATGGATTCATATAAAATCAAATGGAATTACCCATGGGAAGAAGCAGAGCTTGACTGGACTTCTGGATTACTTAAAAGTCCGTATCCAACAAGAAATCCAAAAGCTAGAATTGCGTGTGCCCTTAGTCATTATGCTCTTTGGAAGAAATGTTACAATGAGGACGAATCAATTCTGGTCCTTGAACATGACGCAGTTTTTACTAAAACCTTAAATTATAAGTTTATTCTTGATTCAAAGTATGATATAATTGGTATTAACGATCCTAGAGGTGCCACAAGAAAGTCGAGAGATTTCTTTATTGAAGTAGATAGAAATAAAGATTACATTCAAAGACCTCCCGTGATTGATAACATGCACGTCCCTCAAGGTATTGCTGGAAACAGTGCATACATAATGAAACCAAGTGGCGCTAAAAAGATGTTAGATCTGGTCCATGAATATGGACTATGGCCAAATGATGCTCTTATGTGCAGACAACTTGTTCCTACTCTTGGCGTCACGAAAGAATATTATACAAAGGTATTAGGCTTCGGCTCAACAACATCGCTATGAAATCATATGTAATAACAATTCTAGATAATCCTCGGTCGGTTCAAGTAGCTGACCGATGTATAGCATCCGGTAAGAAGTTTGGTATTGACATTGAAAAGTTTGCAGCGGTAACACCAAAAACACATGACCCTGAGAAATATGCAGAGTCATTAGATATTCCTACCGATGGATTCAAAGAGATTTATTCTCGCTATGAAAATTGCTTGTCTGCATTTCTTTCTCATTATCTTCTATGGGAAAAGTGTGTAAACTTAAATGAACAACTGCTAATTCTTGAGCACGATGCAATTATTGTCAATAACATTCCAGTCTTTGCTGGATATAAGTATCTGTTAAATCTTGGCGAACCTAGTTATGGAAGAGCAAGGCAACCTATGACACTTGGTGTTGGACCTCTTACATCTAAGCAATACTTGCCTGGTGCTCATGGATATATGATTAAACCTTCAGGCGCTAAGATGCTTATGGACAGAGCACAACTAACAGCGATGCCAACTGATGTGTTTATTAATAAAACTAATTTTCCTTGGCTAGAAGAATATTATCCATGGCCTGTAAAAGCAGTCGATTCGTTTACTACAATTCAAAATAAGCATGGATGTGCTGCTAAACATAATTACGGTGTGACTTATGAAATCATCTAGATTATTCATTACTGGTTGTGATTCTAATACAGAATGGATGCTTCCGTGGTTTGTTGAAAACTTTAAGAAATATATGCCAAATGAGCAATTGATGATTTTTGACTTTGGAATGGAGAGCAGTCTATACCCAGAACTTAGAAAGTCCCATAGAACGAGTGATGTCGGCTGGTTTAAAAAACCTAGTGCTATGATGAAAGCCTCTAACCATGCATATCAAGTTTGTTGGTTAGATACTGATTGCCATATTCAAGCAGATATTAGTGATATCTTTGATCATGTAGAAACAAATAAAATTGCTATGGCGGTTGATAAACCTTGGACGGATAGAAGGCAGGAAAAATGGCACAATAGCGGTGTTGTTGCCTTCGAAGGTTGCCCATCTATTCTTGGCTTCTGGGCAACAGAGGTAGGTAGATTTCCTAAGGTCGGGGATCAAGAAGTTTTGCATGAAATGGTAAAAGATGGTATGAAAAGAATGATACATATCACAGACTTACCGCATGAATATAATACATTGCGTCTTGATGTATTGGATGGAACTACTCCTAAGAATATCAAGGTTATGCATTGGACTGGTGCTAAAGGCAAAATGAAAATTAAGGAATTGATGAATGAGTAGAATTGTTCACGTTATTGGAAATGGTGATAATTCGGCCTTGTATAAACCGGCAAAGGGTATTAAGATCACATGCAATCTTCCACCATTTTCCGTAGAAAATGTATATGGCTCTTGCATGGTTGATTTTAAAATGATGCGAGCGATGCATGAAGGCAGCGTGCAAGTTCCAGGTGAATGGATTCTAGGATTCAGGCCTCACAAATATCTTGAGATGTATCCCAGCATGAGACTACAATGGGCTAATCAAATTAAGGAGTTTTACCTTGACAAACCGCCTTATGTTGCAAATTATACCGACTTTAATTGTGGCCACATGGCTGTTCATTACTCGGCCAATAAACTTAAAGGCACCGAGATTCACATGTATGGATTTGATTCCATATTTGATTTCTCATTAAGAAGTTGTACTGATTTCTATTTACAATCAGATCGTGGTGACACAAACAACATGAGATTGATTAATAACTGGCGACCAATTTGGAATGGCATTTTTAATCAGTTCAGTGAGACTCAATTCGTGCTTCATCATAAACACGCCGATGTTAAAATAAAAACCCCAGAAAACGTAGAAGTAGTAACTAAATAATGGCAATTAATCTCACATTGAAGCAAGTTGACAACGTTATAACTAAAACTGAAGGTTATTGGGTTTATAACGATAAGGGTGAAAGATTTCTAGATCTTACGTCTGGAGGTTATGCGTTCCCATTGGGCTATGGTAATAAAGAAATAGCAAGTGCGGTATATGAGTCATTAGTTACTGTTGGCAGATGCCATAATAGAATGGGATATACTATGCCACTTGTTGAAGAAATGGGAGATTTTCTTTGCGAGTCAGGCGGTTGGGAAAGCCATTGCTGGACTATTACCGGAACTAGTGCCGTTGAATGTGCCGTCAATATGGCAGATATGTATTGGGATAGAACTGGTGATGGTAGAAGAGGTATTCTTTCCTTTGGACTGGGATGGAACGGTGCCAGTAATCTTACTAAAAAAATGAGTGGTATGTATCCAGTAGAAGGAACTAGGGTACATATAGTCGATACTCCAATCTGGGAATTTGCTGAAGATCAGGCAGAAGAAGAAAAAATCACGCTCTTTGAAGTTGCTAAAAAAGTTGAAGAAGAAAAAGATATTGGTTCAATCATTATTAATCCGGCGCCTTGGTTCTATGGAGTTCATGTTTGGTCATTTGACTTTTGG